AGTGTGATTACAAGGTTCCCGCCGGTAAACTCAACTGCTGTGGAAATAGCAAGATGATTGCACAACCTGCATACATTTTTACATGCCATTTTTATGTTCCTTTCCTCATGCGGGAAGGTCTCCCCTCCCGCAGAATCTTACTTTGTAAGAAATCAGAAGTTACCGCACCCGCAGCCATTGCCGCCGCATGTGAAAATAGGAGTATTTCCATAGACCGGCATACTGGGAACGGGGCAGTTCTTAAGGCGGTTATAAACTCCGTCGATCTCCGCAGACTGGCCTGCAAGGATCTGAGCGGTCTGAGCCGTCTGAGATGCCTGAATCGTTGCCATGTTCAGCTGATTCTGAAGGCCGATATTCTCTCTCTGAGCCTGTACAAGCTGTCCCTTTACTCCATCCAGTTCAAGTGCGCAGAGCTTGTCCAGAATCGCCTGCATTCCGCGGGTCTGAGCGTCGATAATGTCTCTGGTATTCTGCGCGGATGCATTTCTCGTTGCACAGGCTTCTGTAGCCTCTGTATAACGCACATCCGCAAGACCGGACTGAACACCGTTGAATCCCTGCATGGTTGCAGTCTGAGCGGCGAAACTCTGCTGCAGGTCCGCAATCTGGTTTGCATACATCTGTGCAGTGATGGCATTCTGAGCGCCGTTTACTGCGCCGACAATGCCGTTACCGGTCTGGCAGATATTCTGATTGATTCCGGCAATACCGAGTGCAGTATCACCAAAACCGCTTGTAACGCTGTTCTGGATTCCCTGAAGCTGTGTGGAAAGCATCTGATCGCGGAAACCGCCGTTGATCTGATTCGACTGATTCATCCACGGATAAAGTTCATTCCCACCGAAACCGCCGAATCCACCTCCGAAACCATTTCCGCAAATAAGGAAAAACAGGATAAGAAACCACAGTCCGCTCCCGTCATTCCCTAAGCCAAAACCGCCGCTGTTGCCCATAGGCGCGACCGGCATAACAAGTCTGTTATCATCTGTAAGTGCCATATTTTTTCCTTTCTTTATTTTTTATTTATTTACATTTCCGGCCGGAAAATGTACACCATTGCAACTTATTGTGCTATAATAGTTATGAAAGGTGGTTGAACAATATGTCAAAAAAGCATTATATGAAGAACACAAAATTGTATAGCATCTGGAATCAAATGAGAAACAGGTGCAATAATCCGAATGATGCGAGCTATAACAGGTACGGGGGCAAAGGCATATCCGTATGCGAGGAATGGAGTGATTTCCGGAATTTTTACCCATGGGCTTTTAGCGCCGGTTATACAGACGGACTTACAATTGACCGGATAAACCCAAAAGGAAATTATGAACCGTCAAACTGCCGTTGGATCACAATCGCCGAACAACAACGGAATAGGGGTAATAACGTCCTTTTGAAAAACAATGGTATTTCACTTACCATCAAAGAATGGTGTGGGCGTTTGGGATTCTCCTACGCCGCCGCAAAATCACGTTATTATAGGCACCTTTCAAGACACGGCTCCGCAACATACGATGATGTTTTCACTAAAAAGGTAAATTTCAGAAACAGAAGAATCGCACAATATTCATTATCAGGTGATCTCATCAAAATATGGGATAAACTTGCTGATATTGAACGGGATGGGTTTGAACACGGTGCGATTTCTTTATGTTGTCAAGGAAAGCTCCACAAAACACAGGGATATATTTGGAAATATTATGATTAATTAAATCCTTTAAACATCTTCTGAAACTGCTGTGCCATCTGAACAGCTCTGTTATAATCTGATTGGCTTACTCTCCCCGAATTGAGGAGCTGCTGTACCTGCTGCTGCGGATTGCCATGAAAATTCTGCCGGAATTGCTGAAACCGTTGAAGCATATTTCCCGGCTGATTATTCTGCATTTCGTTGTACAGTGGATTCATTACCCGCTCCTTTCAAACGTGCCTTTATTTGCTCCAATTCTGCCCGCAGAGCGTCAATCTCGCTCTTTGTGGCAAAATCCCCCACGGGCTGAGATAAAGCCCCTCCACGGGCTTGCTGATCCCTTATCGTGTAGTCAAGAATCCTCATGCTCGGAAGTCCTGTCGCATCCGCCGATTTGAGGTATATGGTCTGTGATTCTGAATCAAAGAGAACAACCGTTGTATTCGGTGCGACAAGATAACTCTTTGCCCCGCTTAACCCCTGTACCCAAATCATAGCGTTATTAGCTTGATTTTGGGGCATTTGGGGCTGATACGTGGGTTGGGTGTAAGGTTGGTAGGGTGAAGAATAAAAGCCGTTATACGCCATTTCTGCGCTCCTTTTCGTAGTAAACAATGGGGATCATTGCGCCACTGTCAAAGGTGTCGTACCAGTCCCCGTCAACAACTGCCACTGCGTGTTCCCCCGTTCCAAGGATGTAAAGCCCCTGCGGGTGTTCCTTTGCAAAATCCTCAACCGTGAAGCAGTCGGGGCATGTGTCTGGGATATGGTGCTTTGTAAAGCCATTCCTCAGCAAAAGGTTTCCCCATACATAATTTTTGAAATACATGTCTGAATCCCGTATCTGCTGAACGATTGCGTACACACTGGCGGTATCCCAGTCAACGTCAAGAGCCTTTGTTAACGCCCGTATAACGCAGTCATCGGTTTGAATCCCCCTCGGGTTTGGCTGATAGTGTTGGTACATAGAAAAATCCCCTTCCTGCCCAAAATCTTAGGTAAAAAAGGGATTGTGCGGAATGAAACCGCCGTGCAAGTTTTGTGGTAATTTTCGTGCAAAAGAAAAGGGGCAGTGCCGAAGCACTACCCCAATAGAAAAAGGAGAACAATAATGAAAAAGAAAGTTATCTGCGAAATATTGTATCTTCACATTTGTATACGATGTTCTTGACTTGCCTCACTGATAGATCGAACTCCTCGGCAAGCCGCTCATAGGTGATTCCGTCAAAAAGCCTGCGGCGGACAATCTGCCTGTTTCTTTCGGCGTTCCGTCCTATAATCCATTCATCAATCAGCTTGTCCAACTCTGACCGTGAATAACTCACTTCTTTCTGACCTTAACCCTTCCGTCACCGCCGCAATTAGGGCATTTCTTATAGCCCGAACTGCCGCCAGTTTTCCGCACCCGTCTTTTACGGGTTACTGTTGTTCGTACTCTCGCCATTTATGTGAACTCCATCATTTACAATAGCGTCACCACCGCCGCCAGAATTAACGTCCTGCGTGACTGTCGTTGTTTCATCGGTAAACTGCGATTCATAGTAAGCCCATGCGCCATTCGTCCCCGCAAGCAAAACGGAAAGAATGATACAAATTATCCAAAGTCTCCTGTTTGCCCGCTCCATCCTAGCCACGATTCCTTCGTGTGCGAAATACGGGATTGTTTTTTCTTTGTCCATTTTCTCACCCCCTGTGATATAATAACGAGTGGGAAGAAGGTTGGCGTGATACTTCTGCATTCTGCGGGGCACGCCACCCGTTTTTTATGTGAAAAACATTTGTTAACAGGGATGTTTTTCTCCCACTCTTTAATTATACCACATCCGCAATTATCGCACCCCACGTCAACTGACCGACTTCACCGTCAGACTGCAAGCCAGATTCTCTCTGGAACGCTACCACAGCATTGTATGTCCTCTTTCCAAATGACCCGTCCACCGTCAAGCCGCCAAGAGCCACCTGCAATGCTTCGACGTATCTCCCTGTACTTCCACGCTTTAGGAGCGGGAGTGTGCGCTTAATTGCCGCCCACGTATTTTTACCCACTTCACCGTCAACCGTAAGCCCGTGCGCCTTCTGGAACTCTCTGACCTTGGCATCTGTCTTTGCGCCGAAAGAGCCATCCACTTCAAGCCCGCCAAGAACCAACTGTAAAAATTTTACGGCTTTGCCCTTACTGCCTCGTCTGAGGATTCCGTCGTCTTCAACGGGTTCTGCCGTGCCAGTGATTAACTCATATTTTGGTCTGCCATATCCAATGATGGACGGCGAATGAACGGAATAAGAGCACTTACGTACCTCGTCGCCCTTGTTGCCCTCAATGGTGTAGACCACGCCGCCGCTGACTTTTTCGACCAGTCCTGTATGCCCGCTCCCGCCGAAGAAAATCTGATGCCCTCTCGCCGCGTTCTGCGTCCATCTGCCTGCCTTTTTGTAAAGGGCTACACTGGCATAGGTGTAGTCGTCAAAGTCCCCGCAAAGCACCTTTTTAGCCATCTCTGCGCCATATCCGAAGCGTTGGCACATCTTGTAAATACAGAAATCCACGAAGGCATCACACCACGGTGCATTCTTATCCATGTTCCTCGGTTGCAGGGCGTGCATGGTATCTCCAAAGATGGTCTTATTGTTCGCGCCCTCATGGTATCCTACATACGATGAGGCGATAGAAAGAACAACGTCAATCGGATTTTGCTTTGGTTGTGTGGTCACGGTTGCTCCTTTCTTCACTTCGGGAATCTTGTTCACAAGTCTGTTTACATCTACCTTCCCGCATCCCTTCACATTCAATTGCCCATACTGATGTAACCAATAATAGCCGTTATAGTCCACAGCACCTGTACTGTCAGCGACCCATGTACAATCTCGGACGCATTGCGGGAATTTCGACATATCCAGGTGCGATGTAAACCATGTCGCACTGGCATAAATTCCGATGTTCATGCCCCGTTCGTTAAAATAATCGGTCACGATCTTGAGCAGGCGGGTTCTCTCTGACTTGCTCAATCCGTTCGCTCTGCCCGCTTCGTGGTCTTTGCCCCAGACATTCTCACTGTCTAGCATGGGCGGGAGAGACATCTTCAAATCCTTGATTTGCTCATAAAACCATTTCGCACCCTCCAGTGCTTCGCTATCCGTGATAGCAGTGGGGAAGTAATATGCGCCGAATGGGATGCCGTTTTTCTGGCATCCCGCAAGATTCTCTTTCCACTTCTTGTCAAATCTGATTTTCTTGTAGTCCTTGGGAGCAGTTTTCGCCAGTGATCCACGCAGACCGCATCGAATATAGGCACGACTTACAGATGATTTGGCTTTGCTCCAATCAATCGAGTTGAACTCCGATGCATCAATAAAGACTTTTGCCATATCACACCATCCTGTTCACTTGCGCTTGCACTAAATCGTAGTCAGCACCTAACTTCTTCTTGCGTTCCTCGCCAGTTCCGTACTTGCCTGCAATGACATCCTGCGCCGCCTTGATGACCCAGTTAACCTTGTTCTGGACGTCCTTGTAATTCTTGCCAAAAAATCTCTGTCGTGCCGCTCCACTTCCCGCAAAGCCTTTGAGTACGTATCCCGCCGCCGCACGAAGATATGCTTTTCTGCCAGCATCGCCCGCCGTGAGATAATAATTTGTCACAGCTTGTACCTTGTTGTACATTGAGCCAAGCCTCTTCTTTCGGTCTTCGCCCTTTCCCCATTTGCCCGCAATGACCTCGACTGCATAATCACTGCTGACTTTTGTCTCGCCGTTGTTTCCCGCAAGTTCAACCACACGAATGCCGACCCATCCGTGATAGGAAGCGTAATCGCCGTCTGGCTCGTTATTCTTGTCCACAACCAACTCATGTTTGAAGTTACCAGACGAAATGAATCTTGACCCGGAATCGTACATGATAACGGTGTTTCCCCGTTTCTCGCCGACACAGCACACATGATGCCAATCGTACCATGTATCGGGATTACTCGATGTGATACGATGCCCGAACATGTGGACAAGGTCGCCAATTCTCAGGTCTGCCTTGTTTCTGATGACCTTGTAATGCCTTGCTTGCCACTTGAACATATCGGACAACTCCACCCGCTTCGGCATGATTCCCGCTTTGTAATACAAGGAATCCATACCGAAATTACAGTTAGTTGTCTTCGACTTGTCCGATCTGGAGCAGAGGTCATCAATCGTCCCCCAATTGCATCTTCCGTCATCAGCGGACGGATAGAAGGGACTGCCGCCACCCCATCTCACGGTAAAATTTCCGTTGTTATAATTGAATCCGTAGATTGCCATCAAGCCGAACACGTACTGCGATATCTCCTGAAACTGCGCCGCCGTCTTGACGTTGGCGTTCTTACCGTTCCACTTGGCAAAAACACCGCCAAGACGCTTGAGGTAGGCAGAATAGCCACCGTAGGACTTCAGTTTCGCTTGGCAATTGGAACTGTTAAAGTCTGCCCTGTGCGCTCTGATGATTTTTTCAGTTTCCGCAGTCCAACAACTCATTCATCCACCTCCACTTCTGGGATTCCTGCAAGGGATGTCAAAAGGGATACGACTCCCGCGAGTGCCGCCCCAGATGCTACTCCGTACCAGTTGACCTCAGTGATTCCGATAGCATTCGTCCCGATCAGTGCGACCGCCGTTTGTGCTACGGTCTTCAAGGCTCTTACTCCCGCCGCCTTAATCCATCTTACCCAGTACCGATTTTCGTTGCTCATATTACAGACCTCCCTTAGTGATGATATATGTGATTGCCGCAGTAGCGACCATTGCGATGATTGAGTAAACCAATTTATCCCAGTTATCAGCGGGTTTCTTTTCAATGTCCGCAAGCCGCTTTCCCTGTTCCTCTTGTTCTTTTTGCATTGCCTGCATTGTAACCACCATCGCCTTGATTGATGCCGCCATGTCTGCGATCTGGTCGGTGATTGTTTCCAGTTTGTCAAGGCGGTGATTCTGCCTGTTGTTCTCGTCATCAATCCGCTTTTGTCTCTCGTCGTATTCGTAGCGGGTGACGTAGTCTTTATCGTCCATCGGCGGTAGTCCTCATGTGAGAGAGCGGATTGCTCCGCCCTCTGGTTGATAGTTGCTAAGTTATGCCAAGCTATGCCAACTGAGTTAAATGGTGCTTTAAGTTAGTTACTCTTCCACCACCTCTTCGGGTTCGGGAGTAGGCTTTGTGTGTGCTTTATAAAAGTCCATCATGCGATCCCCCAAATATACCAGTTATATGTATTTGCTCTGATTGGAATCGAGGCACTGTACTGCGTTACAACAATATTTGTGCTATTAACAACAGTAGGGGCACCCGAAATGTATCTGTTGGCGAAGACCGAATTCGCGTTTGCGATTCTGCACTCGTTAATGCTCGGGAACATTGCGGACGCTTCTGAAAAAATAGCGTCCATCCAAAACCAAGCATAAGTTTGATTTCCTTCGCTCGAAAATGTTTGAGCTTCGACAAAAACAGCAATAGGGGTTCCCGAATAATCAACTGGTATTGTCATCTTGTTAGAATTTGTCGCTTGTGTATATGTTCCGCTTGCAAGCAGAGCATAGCCACTTCCCCCACTGCCTGACGCCGTACCCTCGACCTTTTCGCCTGTCGCAAGGTAAAAGTACTTACCTTCCGCTACGTCTGAGGCTACCGCAGTCGTATCGGAAATATCAATCAGAGTCGTGCCGTTACTCTGCACAACCTTATTGACGTATGGATTAGGCATAAGCTACCTCCTAACAGTATTCGAAACACATTCCTTTGTATCGTTTCCTACGCCCAGTTACGCACTTACTCACACCTTCAGACTTTCCGCCGATGGCATTTGCGGCGTCTACGATACTCTTGAATGTCTCGCCTGTGGTGGTATTCCTAACAGGCTTTTTGGTTGCGTTAATAGCCGACCGAATGCGGTCACTATCC